AGGAATAGGATTTGGTTCTTATAGGTAACTAAAGTCTTCCGCGCCGAACATCCAATCTCGGTAGTCAACTCTGTAACAACCGTATCCTCCAGGTTTCCACTAACCCCGCTAATTAAGTGCAGGGAATTACGGTTAGCCACTAATAGTTTATCATTAGTAAACGGATGAACCCCTACCGTGTAATCGGCTATCCCTGCCGTAATTCTGAATTGGTGGGCCAGTGGATCTAAAGTATCCCCGTCGAACAAGTCGGTTGCGATTATCTCATCGGTGACATTTCGTGTAGTGGCCTGAGTCGTTTCGTCTGCCGACGGGGAATATTTGTATGGCATCCACAACCTACCCTCGTGTGCGGTTGCCCAAGGTGCTGCGGGTTGGTGAATGAATCCACCGCCAACGCTAATACGCTTAATTAAAACTGTGGATGAATTGGTAAAGTCTGGTATGTTTGCCTTAAAGGAAATAGAGTCTGTGCCGACAACATGGATTGTTATATCCGTTCCTGCCAGTAATTGTAATTCCGCATCTGCCGATGACCCCACCGTTACAAGTGCCCCCTCTGGAAATCCGTGTGCCGTCCAAGCAAATGTTACAATACCGTCAGTTGCATCACAGTTAGCATCAGTCGTATAAACTGGCTGGGTAAAGGTTCCGTCGGCAACCGCAGTAAAGGCTAATCCTCCCGACACATCTCCATCCCATTCAAAGGCAGTATATTGGTCACGGAACAAATAAACCTTATCGTTGTACTGCACCATATTGCACTCAGCCGTTAGTTTAATGCTAGATGGATAGGTCACATCGTAAGTTGTGGCCGGAGTTGCTAAATCCACTACCCGGCAATCCGTATTTGTGGCTAGTAAGATATACTCCTTATTACTTTGTTTCGGGTCACTATAAACACCCGACCCGTAAATTCTGGATACATCACCATCGGATAGATAGGCTGTATTGCTGTCAGCCAACTGCGTTACGGTTCCGGTTGCTGGCGTGTAAGTTTCTGGCCCACCCGCTAACGTAAATGTAAAGTGTGTGGTATCGGCAACGCCGGTAATCGTCTGCGCTCCGTTAGGGTCGGTTGTAGCCCACCCAAAACCCGCTAGTGTTACAGATTGACCATTCAGTAATCCGTGTGCCGTGGCTGTCTCCACTGTGACCACGTTTGCCGTCTGTGATGCTGTGGCCTGATTTGTCGTGGCAGCCGGTAAATAAAATGGTAGGGTTAAGGTAGTTGCTCCACTACTGATCTCGCCGTGGATTGTTTCAATTCCCTTTCTTGGTTGCCAATTCCCATTGGTTTCCATTCGTCCGTTTTCAGACAGGGCCACTACACCGGCCTGTAATTGGCTTGGGTGTAGCCGTGTCCCCATCTTCGTAAAAAACGTATCCCCGAAGATTTGGGTAGGACTATCCATCGTCCCGGTTGTCCTATACCTACCGCTTTGTGTAACGTATGAAGCCATAGCTTAACGTGTCGGGACGGCTCCGCTTCTCCCCGCTGTGTTTACATGGGTTCTAATGCGTCTGGATATGGTGTTACCAGTATGTTGCCGGTCTATTTTTTCTAATTCAATTTGCAGTAAGTCACGCGCCTGACGTTCTTCGGCTTGAGCCTTTTCGTTCTGGCCATCCGACCTAAGTAAATCCACATAAGATCCATAGGCTATATACTGCCACCATTCACCGGGGATGTCCGATGATGTGGTCATCCCTGTTGGGCGTTGCGCGTAGTAATCACCGTCTGCCCCGTCATTGGTTGAGGCTGTATCGTAAAATTCGTTAAACTCCTTTTTGTAGGTTACAAATGCGCCTGCCTCCGAGCCTATCTGATTAACTACATTGGCTCCATTTTGATCGACATAGAATGTATATTCAGGTTGTGCCGATTGAGTGCTATAAGGAGATGCTTGATGAACGCGCAAAAACGTATCAATGTTATTTAGCACTCCCTCACTATAAGGGATTATTGATGTGCTTGCAGTGTAGGCCCTTTCTTCGCCCACCACTAAGAATCTTTGCCATAGGTCCGATTCTCTATAGGCCACATAAGCCCGTCTATTAATCCAAAAATTCAGTCTGGCCTTTTCTGCGGATAGCAGGTTTTCACCAGCCAATGCCTCTACTGATAAAACCAGATTATTGTATGTATTTGTTTGAGCCATTATACTTTACTCACGCTTAGTTCTGGCATCACCCGTTGCCGGTATTTCCAAAACTCTTTAGAGTTGATCTCTTCCAATCCGTATTTCTCTTTTGTCCGAAACCACTCCCTGCCCGGTGTTACCCCGACTAATCTGAGTGATGACTTTTGATTATGCCCCGACCTTCGCGCTACATCTGCTTCGTATGCAGCATCCATTACCCGCGCCTTCTCTGTCTCCTCTTCTAATACGTATCCAGTTCTTAACTCTCTTTCAAATTCCCGGTGTATGGCATCATCTGTCCATTGTTTTCCTGGGATAACAATATTTTTGCTCTGTAAAGCGTTTGGCGGTAAAACTATATCTGACATATTTGTATAAAAAAAGGGGGAGAGAGGTTTTAACTCCCTCCCCCTCAAGGTTAGATTTTATTTACACTCCTAAACAGAAGGTGGTGTTGCCACATCAAGGAATAGATGAAGTTTACCTGCCGTTAGCTCACTCGTAGAGTAAGCTGTCCCAGTGGTAATATCTCCATAGACATTGATTGTAAGACTACCCGCTGCTGTGAGTATCGGCCCTGTGTTAGTCGAAATCATATCGGCACCAGCACCTACAAGGTACGTGATCTCGGTCTGATCTGCATGGATTGGTGTTGCTGCTGCGGCAAAAATACCGTCTGCATCACCTCCCGTAACTCCAAGGTCGAAATTCAACTCATCACCGCCACCACTATCATTGAAAGCGGTTTCGAGATAAGCTGTAGCGTGTCTGATATGTGAACCCGCTGGCAGTGCATAGGTGTCGGTTACGGCACCAGCTACACTGTCAGTCGTTCCTGCTACCAGAAACGCGTCATCCCAATTAATAATCCAATGGTGGGTATATCCATTTGCACCTGATTGATTTGATAATCCTGGCATAATGTTTTCCCTCCTATTAAGCGGTTAAGTCAGTGATCTTTCCAAATCCAAGTGGATTGTAGACTTCCAGTGTAGTATGGCAGTCCACGTATCCACGCGGTCCACCGCCCTGATCCTCAAGATCCGTAGATCCCAAAGGAACTAGCGTAGCCAGTCCGATCAGACTTTCATTGATGAAGTAACCTGTATCCTGCTCAGAAGACTGAGGCATACATACTGGATTACCGCTCACAATTGAGATAAGTCCGAAGTCGCTATCGTAGGTATTAACTGCGTTAGTGATCTTTTTGCCGGTTGCCTTCTCGTTTACCTGATAGGTAGCTGCTGTAGCTCTAGTGTAGTCTGTAATGACCCGACGTAGTGCAGTATCGGCTACGAGAGTAGTCTTATTGACCTCTCCTGTTTCACGATACATAGACGTAATCAGAGCGTTAAACTCTGCCTCGGTCATAGTGCTTGCATCTTCTTTAATGCTCGCAGCCGGAGTTCTGTAGGCACTCGGCACATCGCTCGGACCTGCTGAATCAATCCAGTCACCCAACCCACGCATTGCGTTTGGAGTACCTGCACCGTCTTCAACGGTCTTATCACTAGCAGAACAAATACGGAATTCTTGGTCCCGTTTGATTTCTTTTAGTGCTTTGATTTTAGCCTGAGCATAATCTGCCGGACCTACCGACCTTACGGCCTGTTGTGTGTCAGATACCTGATAAGCTCTGCGGAATTTTTGAACCTGATTACTCAGTTTTGCGCGGCCTGAAAATTTATTAACAAATGTCGAGACATCTGCGCCCTCATCAATACCTGCGCCATCAGGAGCAGCCAGATTGTCAACGGTCCACGAATGGGTTGTTGCTTCTGCCTTAGTCTTTTTAGCTAGGGATATTACGGGGGTTGATTCAGGCTCCAGAATAGCGAGGATGTTTGTTAAATCCTCACGGTTGGAAACGGCACTACCTGGATTGGTTGTGTCGTATGTGTTTGAAAAAGCCATTTTATTTAAATGTGGTTAAAGTTATTTAGATTTCGCTATGAACAGTTCTAGTAAGTCATCTGCACTGCCGGATTCCTCGAAGGTCTTCTCCAGGTTTTGGATACTTGCCGATTTCTTGTCTCTAGGTTTCCCTGAAGATACTGCGGCGTTGGAAGGGGAGCGGGGTGGAGTTGGGGGAACCTTTACAGGGGTGTTACCCTGTGCGGCTTGCTGCTGTTGTGGTGGGGCTTTTGCTGTACCGAACGAGTTGATCGCGTGGCCGATTAAGTATTCAATGGCTACGCCCGGAAATGCTTTCTTGATAGCAACTATATCCGGTGCGCTGATCGCCTGTTGATACTCTTTTGCCTGGGTTGATTCTTGATCATCCAACCATGACAATTCCGACTCTAGCTTTTGCGCTAAAAGTTTGCGCTGATTTTCGCTATTGGCTTCTACTCTTAGTTGTTCGGCTCTATTTGGCAGTTGGGTTGAGAGTGCCTTTTTAGACTTTCTCTTTTCTTCCCTTAATGCTCGCTTGGTCCATTCTCTACCGTGTTCGGTTGAGACAACATCATCTGCTCCGTATTCGTCTGCGTTTTCAAGAACCTCATCCGCCCAATCAATCACGTCGTTTGCCGCATTGTATAGTTGATTCAATTCTTCAATTGTCCCAACATTGTTATAGGGGTTTAGTCCCTCGGATCGCGTATCTTTGAGAACTTGTTTTGGTTCCTGCCGTGACGTATTAAGAGCTTCCTCTGCTTCTTTTGCTCGTCTTGTGAGTTGAGCAATTCGACCAGCCGCTTCACTTCCAGCTTTTTCCCTTAGTCTACTCCAGTCCTCTTCCGTAAAAGAGTCCAAGTTTACCTGTGAAAGAACATCCGTTGGCTCATCCACTTCAGCAACCTCTTGCGATTGTCCTTCAACAACCCCTTCAGTTACCTCATCGGTTTCGCTTTCGGCATTATCTTCTACCTCCGAATTCTCTAGCTCCTGATCCTCCACGATTGGGTCGAGACCTGCCTCTTGCCGTATCATTTGTTCCACTAATGAAACACTTGGATTTTCAGAACTTGACTCCGTTGAACTTGTACCGGCATCAACGACTTCCGGTTCGACTGTACTAACTGACATAATAATTCCGCTTCCTTTGACGCCCTAGCGATTGCGATTTGGAATTACTATATACTCCCCTGTTGGGGTGTATTTATGTCTATTCGATAGGTTCTATAACAGGTGCTTGTAAGCACACCTTCGCGGCTCTTAAGGCCAGTAACATACCACTTAATTGTAGTATATCATCCGGCTTGGAACCGTCCATAAGGTCGATGGTTCGCTCCATCTCTCTATCAATCTCGTCTATCTTGAGTTGATACGCTGGAATATTTACTAAAGTGTTTTCTATTTCCCTATATTGTATTTCAGGATCTATCATTGTGCATTAGTCCCCTGGAAATCTGCGGGTGCAGTTCCAATCCGTCCAATCTGTGCATTCTGTTGTTGCTGTAATTGGAAAGTATATTGCTTCATGTAGGTTTCTAGGCGTTCCTTGAATCCTTCATCGCTTTGTAGCCGTTGCATTATGTCCGGTTGCTGCACGTAGGTTTCGATAACCTTCAGCGCAATGTTCGCGCCATTCTCTCTAGCACCCACACCAATACCGGCGTAGATTTTAGTAAGATCCTCCGTGACTTCCTTGGTAATATCTTCCTCGGCTGCGCCATCCTCGCGCTGCATACTGTCAGCTAAAACAGGATTAATTAACCAACCCATGACCTGTGCGTATTTGCCCATGTCATACTTGCCATTAGGGTCCATCATTACGACCTCCCTAAATGCCTTGATCTGCTTTTCAATATTATCAGGGTCAGACATCTGCGAATCGAACTTGATTGAAATATCATAGTCCTCATTTGCGTTGCCCTTCTCTAGTTTCTGTTGGCCCGGTGTGCTTGTTACCCTAAAGTAAACAATTTCATCACCATACATTTGAAAATTCTTAAAGCATAGAGACAGGGCCTCTTGATGGTGTCGCAAAAACTTATCTACCGTGTGCCCCTGTAGGATGACGCTCATTGGGTCTTCGTCGGATAAACCAATTAGCCTATCGGCTTGATCCAAGAAGGTTTGTTCCACTTCCTGACTGCCTGGGTCATACTTTGGTATGTCGCCATAATGGTATTCCCCTTGTCGCCTCTCCGCTATAAATCTTCCTGGCCCCCAATCTGGTGGTGGCCTACCTGATGGGTGGTGAATAGCTGGACTCGTAGCCAAACTAGCTCTATCAATTCTTGAATCCCGTTCTACCTTAACCTGCCACTGAGAGGATCGCAGTTGATCGGACATAGTTTGCAAATCATAGATCCGCTTGTTGTCCATGCTAAGACGGGTAACAACGAATGGGTAATCTCTCGCGCCATTTAAAAGCTCATGCTTGGCATGTCCAGGTATGCCCATACCTTCATCGCCACTAAACTCCGATGAGAATACTGTGCAGTAAATCCCCTCTGCTCCGTCATCGGGGTCAATCAATCTTTGGAACCCGTAAATAACTGTAATTAAATCACTATCAATGGAACCCCGATTAAGTGAATTATTTGAACCCTCGTTCGCATTGGTTAGATCGGCGTTTGCCCCAACGTGGTGTTCAATAACATAATCAACCCAATCCTGATCCCATTCTTCTGCGGTTGCTTTCTTCTCTAATTCCTGCGGGGTTAAATAAGTTCTCCAAAATACATAAGGTGCCCGACTGGTATCCATGCAATAATGCGGGAAAAACACATCACTGTCCGGCGCAAGTGCCATAACAGTTGGGCGGTTTACTGCCTGTTGGCTAACGGGCAACTCTGCCTTCCCCTCTTTGCGTAATTGCGCTAATGCTTTCTTAGCGGTCTTATTCTTTAAAGTTGGCCATTGCTGTTTAAATAGCTCTATAACCGAATCATCATTTGCCGGGTCTAGCATTGCCTCGGCTATCTGTGGTGATGACTGTGCTATCTGTTCAAAACTTAGCTCTTGCTTATAACTATGCTGCTCACGCTGCCATCCGCAATACGTTACCATCAAGCCCTTTTCAAAAAAGTAATTCGCGGCCAATTCAGCCTGTTCCATGAACCCCTCGATGTAGCTTTCCTGCATCCATTTCAAAAATGCCGATACGCTCCTAGACTCTGAGACATCCTCTACACCAATAGGGTAGGCATTGATATGTGATCGCTTTAGACCATTGATACAAAGGGCTACAAACTTCCTGATGCGCTCATCAATGATAGGGGCTTCCTGATCACTCGCGCCCTTCCACGGGAATGCATCAACTTGACTCTTTCGTAAATCAGGTGTCTTACCCGGCCAATCACTTCTGCGATCAGAGTATGATTGTCTGCACTGGTTGCAGTAATACTCAATAGCGGTTACTGTTTGCGTGTATTGCTGAATTAAAGATGCTACATCAGGACCACCCTTTTCGACGTAAACAATATTATTTTCCTGGTCTGCCATAAGTGTTTAAAAATGGCATTTTATCAGTCTTCGTTGGGGCAAAGGCTTCTGCTAGTAATTTGCTATTTTTCCACCTGATCCCCCTTATCCAACCTTCTCGCCTACCGCATTTCTCTTCTAATTCACTATCCGTCGGCAATAGATCACCCTCGCCTTTTAAAACGGCTATTAAGATTTCCCATGCGATAAACCTATCGCCACTCTCCATGAGAAACATCTCCGAGATTTCAGGGTCGCAATCCTCCTCTACTTTAGCTTTGTAAACAGCGTCCCACCAATCAAAGCGGGTTTCACTGTCTTTCCATTGCTCCTCCTGTTGTGTCATCTCGCCAATAGTTCGTGGCGGTAAGAAACGCCGTTAATATCTTTAATCGCCTCCACCCGAATCCACTTCCCAGGTAACTTATTAAAGAGCTTCCTAGGTATAGCTACGTCGACCTTTTCTTTTCTCGAATTAGAACAAGCTACCCAGCGCGGATTATTGTGCTGCTTAATACAAAGCATCTCTTCAAAAACCGGCATGATTCCAGGTTCTTCCAATTGCACCCGTAACCGCTTTTCTCCCTCCATCGTATAATGGATAACCGGCG